TGAGAAAGTTTCCCAAAGACTCTGAAATCAGCTTGCGAATGTCGCGAGCGGTTTTCGGCAGAACCTTTGCGCTCTCAAAGAGAAAGTCCACTAGGTGCGTGGTGTTCTCTTCCGTCTGGGGAGTCTTGGCTTGGCGAGCAGTATCGTTGAGGTCCGCCACAATCTGCGCCAACGAGCCCTGAATCATCTTTTCAGTGATCAGGTCGCGCACAAACAGCTGTGTAAGAAACTTTGAAAATCCCCGACGCTTGTCCTTCTGCCTCATCCACGCAATGACCTTTTCATCAAATCCCGGCTCGCTCACCGACGGAAACACGAGCGTATCGGTCATGTTGTAAAGCTTCGGGAACATCTCCACTTGTGCATGAAGGTCCTCGCGCACCTCGGGCACGCTTTCCACCAGCTTGACCGCACAGTCAGCCATCACAGCCGCAAACACGTTCTCGCTGATCGCCTTGTTGAACAAGAGCGTCACGATGCGCAGCCGAAACTGCTCGTCGCGTGCACTGATGAACCGAACAATCTCCGTGCTCAGCTCCACCAGAGTAGGCGGCGCGATCTTGTTAAGGATCGCAAAGACCTCGTAATACTCGGGGTCGTCGTACTCCTTGACCTTGCGAACATACTCCACCAAAACCTTCTCACGCCAGTTCTCCGGCATCGTAGCCTTGTGCCTTGACACGTGCCTCGGCGGCGGACGAGCGGGCTTGTAGACTGCGGGCGTGATTCTCAACTTTGCGATGTTATCCTGAACTGATTTAGGAAGGGGTAACTTCGACCCAAAACGAGCCTCATACACTTGTGCGATTGTGAAGCCCATTATAATTATCTCCACTAATTCGAGTATGTTAAAAACGAATCCGTTTCTCACAAGCATATACATGGCACAAATGGAAATGGAGAAGCTTCAATACTCGTGGATTCTGTGGTATCACGACCCCACGAGCATGGACTACTCGCTCCAAAGTTACATCAAGATCGCCGACATGTCCACGCCCCAGCAGTTCTGGTCAATCGTGGACAACATTTCCAAGGAGGCTTGGGAGTCTGGTATGTTCTTCTTCATGCGTCGCGGATTCAAACCGCTGTGGGACGCCCCCGAGAACGAGGCGGGCGGAGCGTGGTCCAAGAAGATCGAGTCCACTAATATTCATAGCACCTTCGTGGACATGATGGTTCATTGTATCTCCAATGAGCTCCTGCTAGATCGCAAGGAAACACTAGTTGGAATCACTTTGTCCCCCAAGGGTCCGTTCTCCATCATCAAGATTTGGAACACGACTACCACAGTTTCGGATAACGCGTATCTGAATCCAGGAATCCAGAACTTCAAGCTCGGCGATGACGTTACGTATACGCCCCACAAGTCCCGTCCTAAGTAATAATGGAAAAAGAAGAAATCATTTCTTTTCTGGAGAAGTGGCTACGAATTTCGGTAACATTTTTCTATAACTGGATTTCCAGCGACGGAGAAGTGTTAGGACATATCTTAGCTGTAGTTCACGTTCTTTTTGCTTCGGCTCTTGGAATATCTATTGTGTTTGCGCACACTATATATCCCTCATGGAAGTTTCAACTGATAACCTTTATTTGCTTGTTTTCTGTATGGGCCCAGCATATCTTTTTGAAAGTCTGCGTTTTCACTGCTGCCGAACTTAAGCTTACAATTTCCCACTCCCCTTCGACCGAACACTTGTCCAAACTCTTTAGTTCCATATTTGGAACCACCTTGGACAACGCTCTGACCACCTTAGTTCTTGCCGAAACAATTATGGTTTGCTGCTACGCTCTGGAACTATTTTCCAAGCTTGCTGTATACTTATATTGGCTCCACGGAATACATATTTAAGTGGAGCAGGGCATCAAACATAGCTTGATGTCTCCCAGGTTCGCTACCACGTAGCGGATCATCAGGAACCAATCGTTCTTCATGTGGATATCTAAGTTATTACATAGGTTTGTACACTTCGTAAAAAGCACTAGGTGAGGTAGCGAAAAGTTGCCAGTGACAATTTCGTCGGTCGTATTCTTCTTAACGCTGAACTCGTTCTCGGAATCACCCATGACCGTAGTCCGAGACGCGAAGTGACCCTTGCACCCAAAAGTTAGCGAAGAACCCACGTTCTTGATTTCCACCGTCTTGGCACCCAGCAAAGTCATGTCGCGACAGATTTTTTGGAAATCTAGAGAAGGCATCGTGATGTGCGTGGAAAACTCGGTGTCGGGCAGCTGGATATCGGGCTCGTCGCGGTCCAGCAAATTGAGCTTGTAGCGAGTCACCTGCTTCTTCTCGCCGTCTTCAAGCAGGATGCCCAGCGAATTAGGATCCGCGGTGTCCACGTAAAAAGTGATCGTGTCGTCATTCGTGGCTGTGCGCACAATGCGGTAAAGGTGGTCAGTGTTCACGCCAATCACGAACTTGGGCACATTGTGATTATAGGCAAACTTCTCAAACTTCTCGGCGTAAAGGCGGAGGTGGACTAGAACGGTGCGGGTATTGTCCATAGCCACCATACGAATCCCGTTCTTGTCGAAAATAAGGCTCATTTCCACAAGAATGCATTTCAGGGCTTCTTTGAGAGTGCGAATCGCGGCAGTTTGTACCGTCTTCGCCTCCACGATATACTCCGGCATTTATAAAACTTGGAGTGCTCGTTCTAAATCATTAAGGCGTCCCACGAAACTGGAAAGTGTTTCCGCAGTTCAACACCAATTGCCTCTGCATACATCTGGATTTCCTTTTGGGCATGAGGGTCAAGCCGCAGTTTACAAAGGCGAGCATATGCGTAAAGGGACGCAGTTTCAATGAACTCTGTATACATGGTTTGAGGCAGAACGAGGCGAGCCATCTCGGGAGCCACACCTGAATCCAGCAGGGATTGATAACATCCCACTGAGCTAGTCAGACAATCTTCGAGAACCTTGGTTACTTCGGCATTGTCTGCGATAGCGTTTTCCTTAGAACCCTGCTTCAAGTTCTTATCGCGCTCGCGAAGTTCTGTTGGAACATAGATCTCGGGGAGCGTGTCCACGTAGCGACGCGAGACTTCGTTGCGAGCAAACCCCACCGTGTGCCGAAACCATTCGCGCGCCACAAATATAGGCATCTTTAGGCGCATGCGAATTTGAGGATGAAAAAAGGGGCTGATGTGGTTGTGTGTAGCAAGGTATTTGACAAGCTTGGAATCTTTCTCGTCAAACACGGCACTTTCTTTGGAAAACGATACGCGAGCCGCGTTTACAACGGTCAGGTCATTTCCCATGACTTCCAGAATTTCTACCTTGCTTTTGTTATCTTTCAAAGGGTCCATACTAGTCTTAGCATCCAAGTTTTAAACCGAATGCTTGTTCTTCATGGTTTGGCTCCGCTTCTTTGACACGATGCGCCCATACTTGTTCTGCTCCAAATCGTCTTTGCGGAGACCACCGCTCGTCTTTTCGGCACTACCGTTCCACACAAGGCGGCGGCTCCCAATTACTCGGCGCGTCTTGTCGGGCATTTACTTAATATAAAGATTACTCTTTTGATAAAAGAATTAGGCTGGTAAAAGTATCACTCTGAAATGCCAGTCCATCATTACGGTGAGATACTGAATTTTCGCTTTCTTCGCACGGATACTTTCGCCCGTTCCAGTTGTACCATACAAATGAATTTGGAAAGGATTCATTTACATTAAGTTTGTTCTTCATACCGAGCTTCAGCCAAACAGGTTTTTTGTTTATCTCTTCTAATTGGCGGTTATATTCACTTTCTTGTTTCTTTTTAAATTTTTGGATTAGATCCATGTGATTTATAAGCACACAGTCTAAAAACATGTTGTAACATATATGTTCCGGATCATTTGACACATCTCTAAATAAAGAAAGAATAATTTGAGCGCCTTTATTTGTTACTATGTATGCGTGAGTACAAAATGAAGGTATAGACACTATTTCTGGAAGATCTTTATCTTTTGAATCACACTGACTTCCCATCCAAACAACATCGTAGTCTTTGGGTGTTTTGTCATAGTATTCTTTTGATAAGGTTTTCCACTGAGGATGAAAAAATACGTCGTCTTCAAAAATAGAAGCTATGGGAATATTTTTATCCACGATTGTTTGAAGAACTTTCATATGGGCAAAATGGCAACCAATCTGCCCTCTTGTTAAATAGTTTTCTCCAATATGCGCTAGTTTGTATTCAACCAGGGCATTTTTAAGTAATTCATCTGTTCTAACATCAACTCCGTCGCTTACGCGAATATCAGTAAACCCGGCGTCGGTCAAAGAATTCATAAAGAAGGGTTTTCTATCCTTAGACTCGGGAATATCCATATGAATAACAAAAGCCGGAGCCTTCAAGATTTCTTCCATTCTAATAAATAAAACACATAATAGTTTGGTAAATGATACGAGACTCGCATTCGACATTACTTTTGGTGTAGTTTAAACATATTTTTTCCATATAATAATATTAATGCAGAAAATAAAGGATCTTTGTGATACTATATTCCCATCGATCGACGGATGGTGTGCTGTAGAAAAGGCAGAGGTCATGATTGATTTAGTTGAAGAAACCACGCCTAGTTTAATTTTAGAACTTGGCGTGTTTGCCGGTAAGAGCTTACTTCCGCTAGCTCTTGCGAGCAAGAAAATGAACCCATCCGCTAAGGTAATTGGAATAGATGCCTGGGCACCACAGGCTTCTCTGGAAGGCGTCAACTCGCCCGCTAATGATGATTGGTGGAGTAAGTTAGATTATAATTTAATTTACAACAGAGCCACTGAACTTATGAAGTTTCACAAGATATCTGACATTGTTGAACTTTGGAAGATGAGAACGGTAGATGTTGCCGATAAATTTCAAGATCATAGCATTGATATTCTTCACCAGGATAGCAATCACAGTGAAGAAGTTTCTTGCGCAGAAGTTGAACTTTACTGGAACAAGGTAAAACCCGGCGGTTATTGGGTTTTTGATGATACCAACTGGGGTACTACGAAGAAAGCGCAGGAGTTGCTTTTGTCAAAAGGTTATCAAGTTTTTGTTGTTCAGAAAGAGAACCTTTGGCGTGTTTATAAAAAGAATAAGACATAATACGTTTCCATAAAAAATTGTGTTCATAAACGTCTAAGAACGCAGTTTCGTAGTCATTTACTCCCATACTAAGTTTCCACCCGTTGTCTATTTTTATAGCTCCGCATGGAAATACAACATGGTCTTGAAGAGAAAGTCTTGGATTTGCCATAGCTGATATCCCAATCAGCAAAGGGGATGTGCTAACTTTAACTACATCAAATGGAAATATATTTTTAGACACATAAGCACCGATCATATATACTCTGCTTGCCCCAATATGAGTTTCAAACTCTTTTTGGGCATGAAAAAACCAAATGAGATGGTCTTTGTCATATACAACCGGCGGCGTTCCTCCGCGAATATTTCCATAGTACCAGTATTCATCGGTTATATGTATTGTTTTTTTATAACTAACAAATTCAAGGCTTGTGCCAGTATCTTTATAAGTCAATATGGTTCTAGGGTTTTCTGAATACATCACGTATAAATTATTATCCGACACAAAAGGTATCCAGTTTTTTTCACGTCCGTCTGTCTCCTTGTGAATCGGTTCTAAAAAAGGAGTCAAGTAATGCGAATAGATAGTTTTACAAGTTTTTAAGTCAACCTTTCCAACGCCAATCTTACAACCATCAGTGTAAAACACAAACCACGCGCCATTGAATTTTACAGCTCTCGGGTCTTCTACATGTTCTCCATTTTTGAACTTATAAGGAACTATCTTTTTTAGATCGAATGTCTTTACGCTTTCCTCCCAATTAGAATATAAATCGATATATGTATTAGTTTCCTTAATAACTTTGAATTCGGAATCCAGCAAACAAGTTGCTATTTTGTCACAATAACCCTTTGGCTCCTTTCCAGCACGATAAAACATCCTATAATTAGTTTCGTCATTGTTACAGATTGCCGAATTATAGCAATATAAATTTTTTTCAGGTTCTATTAGGTCTTTATTATTTAAGTATACTAAATCTCTATAGTTACAAGTGGATCTTGGATACTTTTTATCTGAAATAATACTAACATAAGTTTCTGCTTCCGGAACTTCAGTTATAGGCTTAAAACCTTTTTTTTGTATTTCTTCAACTCTTTGCCTAACTTGTCTTGCTATCCCACCTACAAACTGCATTTACATACTTTCTTACATAAAAAACAAAATATTTTATCGAGTCAAATTTTTTATGTGTTTATAATGTCTTCAATAAGAATTACGTCTGTATTTCTTATAGAAGTCTTTATTTATAAGACATTACAACCACACAAATAGATGGTAGATAACATTCCAAGTTTTAGTTGGAGTAGGCGAGTCCGCCCATGCCGCTCATCACGCGCAGGACGTTGTAGTTCAGTGCATACACGCGCACCTGCGCCGTGCGGGCGCTGATCACCGTGTTCAGCGACACCGTCAGCTGCAGCGTAGCCTTGTCGATGCGCGAGAAGTTGCACGTGCCGGACGGCTGGTGCTCCTCGGGGCGCAGGGCGAACGAGTAGCAGTTGATACCCGTGGACGGCGTGCGGCTGTGGTGCTGGTAAGGCTGCACGCGGTCGAAGTAGGAGCCCTCGCGCTCAGTGAAGCGGTCCTGTCCGTTGAGCTGGAGCTTGCCAACCTCCACCGGGTTCTTGCCCTCGCAGCGCACACCGGACGACAGGATGACCTTCGCGAGCAGGTAGTTAACGCCAGACTCGAACTCTTTGGAACCCGTAGTATCCGTGGAATTATCGTTGCCCTCGCCGCTATACGTAGGGGCGGCACCAAGCCCCTTCGTGTTGGTGGCGGCGGCGTTGCTGGCAGTGGCACCATTGGCCTGCGATAGCAGAGACATGATCATGCCGTCGGACGAGAAGTCGTCAGAGTAGTTGAAGGGTTGCGGTCCACCAGCCACGGCAAGCCACGCACTGGTCGAGCAGTCCACGAACGAGTCGCGCTGCACCACCCACTGAAGCTCCTTGACGGGGTGGTTAAAGTTCAGCTGGATCTTGTTCGACGAGGACGTGATGCTCTCTGCGCCCGTGTACTGCACCTGCTCAATCAGGTACTCGTGGCTCTGTTGGGCGAAGCGGCGGCGCTCCTCAGTGTCCAGGTACACGTAGTCAACATACAGCGACGCGGCCGCCAGGGACAGCTGGGCCAGTGATTCGGGCACGCCCACCGAGCTCTCGGCGTACTGGCAGTTCTGCCACGTGTCAAAGTCCACGTTGACGCGCACCTCGTGGTACTGCAGCGCAATGAGCGGGATCGCCACACCGGGGTTGCGGCAGAACCAGAACTGGAGGGGGATATACAGGGTCTTCGCGGGCGTGCCGGCGCGGGGCACGCACGAGGACGTCGTCTCGTCGGACGAGCAGGTCGCATCGAGCGCAATGCCAGTTCCGCGCTTCATGAGCACGAGGTCGTGCGAGTTGCCAACAATCTCATCAAGCGCCGCCACGTTGCCCGCATCCGTCGCCAGCTGCGTCCAGATCTGCATCCAGTCGCCATACTGGCGGTCAATGCGCTGACCGCCGATTTCAACCTCAACCTGCTTGACGAGGCGGTGACCAATGTAGTTCACCCAGCGGAAGCCCTGAGTGCCAGTGAGACCTTTCTGCGGGAGCGTCACCTGGACGTAGGTCTTGTACATCAGATCGGCGTTACGGTTGATGATCGCGGTCACGCGCTTGTTGAAGTCGGCTTGGCCGTTGAAGGTAACCTCAATGGACTCCACCGCGAAGTTCGTGTGGCGCTTGTAGAGGATCTTCCAGAACGTGATCTGGGGATTGCCGGAGATGTAGATGTCCTGCGCGCCGTAGCTCACGAGCTGCATTAAACCACCGCCCATTGTATGTTATAACATACTGCGAGAAAAAGTTTTCAAAGAATAATGGACGCGTTTTTCTTCCCGACCTCGAACCTTTTAGTGAACACTTTTCTTCGGTCGCTTGTAGTCATTGCCGCTATGATTTTGGGTTTCAAGACGTCATGGTATGCGGCATACTGGGGTGCGGTAATTCACGATGCTATCTCTTTAACACTAATTTACAACATAGCATAAATGGCAGAGGAACGTTTGCGTGAAGTTGTGAA